CGTGTTCTTGTCTAACACTGACTCCACTTCGCCATCATGGACCACGTCATTTCTGAGGGCCGTCGTCTCGCTGAAGGCGGCGAGTGGGCGCTGACTGACGACATACCTGACCTGACGTATCAAGGCGAGCAAACAGCGCCCCAGGAAGAAGACTTACCTACGCTCACGCCGAAGACTGCTACGGAAACCGCAACTGAGGTTTTGAGACAGATTGGTCTTGATCCTGACGCCGAGCGCGCCATAGTCCGATTAGTTATGAAACAGATCACAAAAGAAATGGGACATACGAACGCGTCATTCAAAGACGCCCTCGCTCGAAATGACGCATTGTTAACTAGGGACATTAAAGTTTGGGTCTCCGGTACTTTGAACGCACGCGAACAATCGCACGATGAGAAGAAGCGTACCGGTTTAGAGGAGCTGGCCACCAAGATTGCGATTATTGAATCTCAGATTGAGTCAATAATGGACACACTCCGCGTCCAGAACGAAGCGCAAGGGAAAATAATCAGCGAAGCGATCAGTATCGTTAAAGACACTCGTCGCATAGCTGACGAAAATGAGTCGGACTCCTCGACTGTCGCACGCCTCAAAGAGAGAGCTGACGAGCTTGCAACAACCACAGGAAAACTACAGGAACAGCTCACTAGTCTTCCAACGAAAGTCGCGACAAGGCCGCGTGCTTTTAAAACATCTTTTTGGTAGCGTAAGCGCCTTCCACACTGCGGTTAATTTAAAGAAACTAGGACAACACTTACAGTTCTTGTCCAATCTCTCCTCCTTCGGTTCTAACACCTGCGACACACCTCCTTCAAACGTTACCCTGTACTTGTTTGATCACTTGTCCTCTTCTTACTTTCTACAATGGCGACTTCCTCTGGTGCCCAAATCGACTTATGGAACGAGACCGGTGCCGAAGTCACCGGTGCTGCTCTCCGTAAGAGGTTTCCAGAGATCACCGCGGTACCGCACGTGGTTCAAGTAGTCCAAACTGGCCCGGCCGGTCTCGCGTACTTAGCTTGGCAAATTCGAAAAACCACCGACAAGATGCTCATCGTGCGATGTCTAGCATCCGCTGTTGCATCCATCTTCCAGGACAAGCGGAATCTAACCGGATCACCGACTACACCAGTAGACTTGACTGGTATTGACCCAACTGGAAAAGAGGACCAGGACAGAGTTGAAACAAACCTCAGCGGAGCAGAGGAAGTTACGTATGGTGAGCTACTCGAACTTGCTGCCGCAGATCCCGACGAGGTGGCGTTTTACTTCGGAATGCTCTTCCTTGCGGCGGTCAAGAAAGTAACGCCTGCAAACCGCACGGCGTTTAACGAGCTACGTCAAGAAACCGTTAGGCGTGCACTGACCGTAGATCCGGTTGTATTCGTTCCGGACTCCGAATACCTTGAAGATAGGACCCTTAACAAAGTATACGCGGCATGTACGGTTCACATGTCGATCCGGGCGAACCTCTTCGCGGAAACAGCGAAGATGATGGGAAAGCTGACACTCGGAAGCCAGACCACATTTGCAATGTTCTTCATGTTGTTAGCTGACAGTGGACTCGGATCCCTGAGGATTATCCGTGACGGCGTTCGGAAGTACCCGTGGATACGCACTGATTTCCCCGAGCTCGCGCCGGAGCTCCGAGCAGCTACCGAAGCTCAGAGACATGTCAAGACTGCTCCAATGGAGTTCAGAGCGTTTGTCAAGGCGGTCTACGGTGCATCATACGTGCCAGTGAGCCAAGCTGAGATTCGTAACCTACTTGGTGTGTCGAAATATTGCCTTCAACATTCCGCCGCACACTATGGCCGCTTCGGAGGAGGTGATATCACTCCAGCTCAGCAGATCTACATCGATAATAAGTTGGGTGCAATTGTAACTCCGCAGAGCTCAGGTGCCGAAGGGGAGGAATGATTCAGGCTGTAAACGGTTGAGAGGCAGAATTTAAAGAAACTAGGACAACACACCACAGTACTGTTGTAGCCTGTCATACCTTGTTAAACTTTACGTACCTACGCAACGTCGCTATGGAGTACGACGACGACCTTGACGGTCCGCTTAACATCGACGAAGAAGAGCTCTACCGTAGTAACAAACCGACAGGTGTTCTCGAAAAGCACCTAGACTCTCCGATCTCATCCGAGCGCTTACGTCGAATTATCGCCGGTTTCACCCGATGTTCCAAGAAGTACGGACGAATTACGAATGTTGAACTTTCGTATATCTTTCCGCGAGGAGACAAGAAAGCTTACGGAAACATTCTCAACGCATGTCAGGCACTTCTATCCGCTGCAACCAGTGTTAAAGCAGACCCTCTCGAGCTCGACATTATGAATGCACGCACGTACTTCCAAGTAATAGACGCCGCAGGTGGAACTCCTACGCGGGTAGACCAAGACGCACAAGTCGCGTCTTACACATTCGATTGCGTCATGCAATCTCACCTTCAATATTGTTCTGACGTACTGAAACCGGAAGAGTTATGTAAACACAAACAAAGACTTGAACGAGTTAAGAACAACCCAACAAGTGTTACACACCATTGGGCGAACAATGCAGCATGTTGGGATCGAATCGTAGAAGAGTATCGAATGTGGTACGCAACTACGCGACACGACATGCGTATCAAGACTTATAAACAGGGAGCAGTGACGTGGGTTTTCACAAAGTACGCACTTCTCGCGCAATTGAGTGGTAAGTGTTTTGTATGTACATATGAACACCTCCAGATGTTACAAGACGTGTGTCTAATGAGGTTCAACACCTATTACGCTCTCGACATTGGACTTCACAATGGAACCGTATCACTTCGGAACCATGTGACCGACTTATTAGATTGGCAAGAATCGTGTCTCGTCACGTATGGCGAAGATGGTTACGAATTAGTCAAAGCGCCGGAGGCGATATTCAAAGCGCGATTAAACACTATTTCAGGCGGTGATATATTGCCGGTCACCTCGTATTTGCGCACACTCCGGAAGCTCGAAGAAAAAGAAAAGAAAATCAGAGGACACACTGCAATGACCTCTACTCTCGACGCAATCGCCCGGAGAGTAGACAATCTAGCAGACTGCGCTGAGCTATTCGGTCTTATTAAGCTCTCAGGCCATCCAACAGTAGACCCTCGGCTCTCCGCAGCGTCAGTTAAGGCAGAGGCTTTAAACTACGGATTCGTTCATCCGATGCAGGTACTTAGGTCGTTGAGGGCCTTCAAGCATGTCATCCTCTCAGCTTACATCAACAAACACCAGACATGGCCGCCTCTGTCGCTTAAGCCTGCTCCTGGAACTGCCTTAAGGAGACTTTGGCAATCACGTGTTACTTCCCTTCCGATGAGTTCGTACCCCCAATCTGATCTTGACCACATAGAGTTCGGTCAATTCCTTGACTTCGATTACTCGGATGATTACCTTAAGTTTCTAGACGACAAAGCAATCTGTCCGGGAGCGCATAAGGCAGCAAACTTCTGGTACGGCGGCGACAAAGCGGATAAGCGACTACTTCTAGCTGCACTACGAGAGAAGCAAATCGACATGCGAGCCTTAGTCGACCGGTTCTCGCGTCGCGGATTTGGAAAAGATGAGCTTATTGTTGAACTCACTCAGAAGGAAAGAGAGCTTAAGCGAGCTGCGAGGTGTTTTTGCAAGCTACCCCTCGCTGTTCGATGCTTCTTTACTTTAATCGAATACAACTTAGGTGAGCAATTGATGAAGGACTATGTTCCACAGCAAACTATGACCATGTCTTCAACCGATACCAAACGTCGGTTATATGACATCTCGAAACCGAGGTCAAATCAGCGGAGTTGCTTCCTTGAAACAGATTTCTCACGTTGGAACCTCGTGATGCGGTCAGAGACCGTGGATCCGATCGCGAAGGTGATCGAGGACTGTTACGGAATGCCGGGAACGTGGACTCAGGCACACTGGTTCTTCACCAACTCCACGATTGTTATGACCGATAGAGACTGTTGTCCCGACGGAGTCCTCCCTGGGATGCACGCTTCTTTGTGGCCAGTAAGTGATTTGGTATGGCGAGGTCATCTTGGAGGTTTTGAAGGGATACAGCAAAAGCTGTGGACTTTAGTTACGATAGCGATGATATTCGCCGCAATGAGGGGATTACGTGTCTCTTTTTTTACTCGCTGGTCAAGGTGACAACCACATTATGGCAATAACCTTCCCTCCTGATACGGACATGCGAACTGGTCTAGTTAAACTACTAGCACGACTTGAATTTTACTGTAAATTGATGAACCACACAGTTAAACCTGAGGAGTGTATTGACTCGACAACTGTAATCACATACAGTAAAGAACTCTATGTATCCGGGGTTCATCACATGTTCACTTTAAAATTCGCGAGTCGAACATTCCGGCGCGAAGACTCCGACGTCCCATCTATGACAGCAGAAATCGCCGGTGTATGCTCGTCTTCCGGCATGGTTGCAAACACTCTAACCGAATCGCTCCTGGGTCACTACTGGCAAACATTTCAACTCTGCAGGTTGATTACAAGCTGGATCAGCAGTCCGGTATATCGCTTTGAACGACCCTACTTACAGACGTTGTTCCGTCGAAGCCGAGACAAAGCGGCATTTGCTCTTCTTCTCCCAGGTAGTCTCGGTGGTCTTCCCGTTCAATCGTTCACTAAATATTATATACGCGGGGAGGTCGATGACTTATCCTGGGACGTAACCGCAATCAAAATGCTCGGTCCACACCTGCCGACGTTAACCACGGACTTACGATTATTGCTTGCAGGAGATTACTCGACACGGAAACCAGACCTTTCAGCCCTCCTCCTCGACCCGCACTCGATACCGATAGACCGCCCGAAAGACCAACGACGCCTGATCAAAGACGCTATTGCTTCGAATCTCCCGTCGATCACGAAAAACATATGGTTGAAGGAGATTCTCGATAAATCGATAGATTCAGTTGGAGAGTCACTCCGTAACATACTCGCATTATCTGAGCCCCTGTACCCAGACATTATCAGCGACTTACACAAAGCATCACTCGCAGGACTCAGCGACTCCATCAAAGCTCGCTTTAACATGACGCGTACAATCGCTCAAGTCCTCGGCGGTCAGAACTTTGTACGCGAGATTCACCAATCTAACGTTGATCTTTTCCGGTTCGTGATTGGTAGACAGCGTGTTGCGGAGCAGAGACTTAACGCAGCCCCCATCTACGACAGCGCTTACAACGTTTGTCACCGTCTCAGAAAAAAATGGGGACCGTCTGTTTCAAACGCGATGATCGGGACATACTGTCCGTTAGACCAACCTCTCAAGCGTGGCGTCACAGGTCACGTCGGCATTAAATGCGCGACACGGACACATGCGCTAACACTAACCTCAACGATTGGGGGCTATCCACCAAACTTCGGAACGCAAACCCGACAAAAGGTTTCAACACACGGTTATAAAATAGTCATGAGTCAAGACACAGTGAAAGATCTTAAGTCGCTAGTCCTGGTTGCGTCCGAGTTAAACGCTGGCACGCGACTTCGCCAACTTATTTCATCGATTGCCGAGTCACGTTCGAAGTGGGACTTGTGCTCGCTGGAGGCTACCTTCCCGACAGCATACGGCGGGACAGCAGCACATCGACACGCGCGCATACAGAGACGCGTATTCTCGACTCTCGGGTCGAACACCGTTCCGACTCACCTCAATTTCTCATCTGACAAATCCGGTTTGCTCGCGGGAGGTACTTACGACTACCCGGTAGTGTTTCAGGAGTACTATTTAATATTGACTCAATTCGCGCAGCAATTCTCGCACGTGAGCAATTCTCTCTTAGCTTTCACAATATGCATCGGAGATCAACCTCTCGATCCGATACCGGACAAAAACGTAGAAATCCCGGAAGGTTCTCCTCCTGTCAAGTGGCCGACGGTGGAAACGACAAATAAACTCGCGTTTGCAGATACATTACAGTTCTCACACGTTCCCTCGAAGCCGACGTCAGCGATCGTGCCGATCGCAAAACTTCCTATACCCCAGTCATCTATCCTTTTCACGACATTTATTGACGCATCGCGGTATCGGACTGAGTCAATAACTAGACTCGCGTCCACAGTTCTTCATGCGATCGAGCCGCTAGATTTGAAAGAATTTCTCCTGACGTCCCTCACAGACACGCTTAAGGCGTGCTCCGCGGCGGCGGCTTGCTGTGCATGCTACCATGTAGCTGTTGGACCCGACTCGGTGTCTCGTGCAAGCGTTCGAGATGCGCTCTACCGTATATGTAGTGCTGCGGCACCTGGACTAGTGAGACTGATTGCACATCCGCTCACTCCGGCTTCTCGGATTAAACATGAACTAGGCCTTGCTTTCCACCCTGGAATGGTGCTACCAGTCTCTTCTGTTATGAGACTCACCGGTTTCCTAGTCGCGCAGGCACTAGACTTACTCGAGTCCGGACACCTCCTTGCTCAACCATATACATACATCTGCTGCGATGACACATCAGAGTATATTACAACTGTTCGATTCATGACAGCGTGTACCACATACGTAATCCTCTCAAACATGACCGGTTCAACCAAACTTCGCAAATACGTTAACCGGCTTAAGAACGCCGAGATACAAGGCATGATCTCCGGAGGACGCCCTGCTGCATATGCAATGATAACAGCTGAATATGTAACAGAATTACCAAGACTCTTTCCTCGAGTTAAAATTCATAGTTTCTCGCGCGATATCGGATGGCCAAAGTTCAGTCAAGCAGCAATCGATTCTGCTCAGCTAACACGACTTCTTCGCGGCTTTTCACTTCCTCCACAAGTTCAACCTCTTCCTTCGTGTGGGGTGGTCGAGCGACATCCGTCTCTTCTGGGTACGGTTACGGTTGTACAGCAGGTGAACCACTTCTCTTCTGCTTCGAATTGTCCAGGTCAGTGCGAGAGCAACAAGTCCGACAACATAACC